CCAGACTCGGAGCAGGGGGCTTCTTCCGTTTGGGGGCCATGTTAGATCAGGCCAAAGAACATAGATGCAAACACAAGTGCGATAACACCTACTGTTGCCCATTTCCATGTGAATTTGAAGTCCATTGCAATACTCCTTATTTGATTAAACGATAGGAGGAGTATACCATAAGTACACCCCTCCTGTCAAGTAGTTTTAATAGGTTTGGATAATATCGTCGATGATACCGTGTTTCTTACACTCTTCTGGAGTTAGCCATTCATCCGTAGGGTGTAGGAGGTGCTTGCGGATGTAAGTCTCAGACTTCTTAGTACACTTCTTGTAGTGTTCAATCATACGGGCACTAGCCATGTCGAACTCTTTAACGATAGCCTGTAGTTCGTGTTCCTTCCCACGGGAACCCCAACTGTATTGATGTGACATAACTGAGGTGTTATGTGTCAGTAGTCGACGGTCACCAGCCATAAGGGTGAGAACACCGCAAGAGGCTACCAGACCCTTACCAATAGTCACTACTGGAATCTCTGACATCATCATAGCGTCGATGAGGTGGAAGGCTGAGTGTACAGAACCCCCAGGGCTGTTGATGATAAGAGTAAGCTGCTGTGGTCGTATCTCCTCGGGCATCAGGTTGTACTCGTAAATGGTAGCAACAAGAGGCATGATCTTTTCCTGATCAAACTTGTCAACCAATAACATAAGGCCGTTCTCGCGGAGGTAGGAGCCAGGAGCCTGCATATCTGGTGTTGGTTCAGGTGGGTTACAGGTAGGGCAGACCGCAGGTGCTGCTACAGGTGCAGCGGGTTTAGGGGTTGTAGTCCTTTTAGGTGCTGTCTTCTTGGCAGGTGTTTTCTTCTTAGCTGCGTTAATCATCTGTTCGAACATTCTAGGTCCTTTCTAAAGACATTAAGTTATTGTAACACACTGTTGCTAAAAGGTCAAGATGACTTTATCTTAGCTTCGTACTCACGAAGACGTTTGTATACTGAGATGAGCTCTATGATAGTGGGCCAAGACTTAATCAAGAACTGCATAGAGCCCTCTACTCTACCAAAGGCACGGATGATTTGCTGCATCACACCTAGTGAAATAAGACCACCTACAATAGCAGGAGCTAAGAAGATATAAGCAGTCAGGACATTAACCTGTAAGTAGGCCATACGCACCACGTTAAACTTAAGGTACTGAAGATAACTAGTGAAGTGTATTGTACGTACATCCTCGAATAGCTCAGTTAACGCCTTAGGAGAGACAGTACCATCGTCTTCCATTTTGACAAGGTGTTTACGGTACGCCGCTTCTTTCTTCTGGATGTCGTATTCAATACCAACCAGCCGTAAGATATAACCACTAACAACAAGTAACAAAGTACCGCCCAATGTCCAGACGAAAGCCCCTGTAACCAATCCATATTCCCAATCTCCAAACCAGAGGATAGACAGCCCAGCGCCAAGGCCCAACAAGAGTGGGAAAAACTCGACGAGAACCATTACACTCTCTATTAATGAAACACCTAGACCTTCTACGATCCGAGTGAACTTGATCGTGTCTTCTTGGACACGTTGTGAAGCACCCTCAATGGTACGCCCTTTATCGAAGACCTCGTGGTACCACTCGACCATTGACGCTCTCCAACGGAAGAGGAAGTGAGCGGTGACAAAGGAACCAACAAGACTGAGGGCAACCCAGGTACCTGCTAACCAACCAAAAGATGCAAGCCCTGCCCAGTATTGCCCCATTGTGATGGAGCCAGGTGTGGCTAAGGCGTCCTGGATAAGGTCGTAGAACGAACCAAACCAGTGGTTAATCTGCACGTCTACTTGTACTTGTAGCCACAGTGTCCCAAGGATGAAGGCGGTGCCGAGGTAGGCCCAGAGGGCCCACTTCTTGCTTGTGTAAAACCCCCACATTATTCTCTACCTAGCTTAGCCAAGTACTCTTTGAATTGGTATCGAGCTTCTACCCGGCCTAGGTTAGCGTTCCTGTTGCGGAACTTGATGAACAGTCTACGGAGTTGCTTATCAGTCATTTGATTTCCTTTCTGAGATGTCAGGGTTCTGCCAGTCGTCGATACGTAAACCTTCGGCTCGCTCTCTATCTCCTTGTTCTTGGTCAAAGGAGCCACCCTGAGGAGACCCTTGCTCTGTCTTCTGCTTAGCTTGTTCTAGCTTTTCAGCATCATCCTGGTTGTAGGGGATAACGTAGAGACGATCACCTCGTTCTTTATCCCAGACCCATACCTTGATAAACTTACCTGTAGCTATATGGTGAATGTACAGGAACTCGTAGGATGGGTAGCCCTCGATGGGACTACCTAGTTGTTTAACGTAGTGTGTCTGCGTAACAGCCCCAAGTAGGATAGCAAGGGTAAGGGCTGATGCCTTAAAGAACCTACCTAACTTGGAGTAGAACATAAGGAACACAACAAGTGCAACTAGTACTACGTATACTGCTTGAATGATTAACATTATGGACCTTCCTCTCCTCTTAGTTTCACTTCGATATCAGAACGAAGGTCCACTATCTTTCCGTCTACCACCCTGAAGGCCACAATAGTACGCTCCTGTCTGGGTGACAACGTAACAGAGGCCTCATGGTGTACCTTAAAGGGTTGGAGCCCTGTTATACGAAGGTTAACCGTTTCTGGGTCACCTTTCGATGAGAAGTAGTGTACGTTGATAATGTAATCACCGTCAGGCAAGACCGTCATAGTAGTGATCTCGTAGTTACGGGTAACTTCTACTCGCTCCCCGTTGATAACGAAAGTATCACTGCCTTTACCAAGGTCATCCTTCTTTAGGGTTATGAACCCGTTGCTCTTGTACCCGTAGCTAACGATCTTACCGTCAGGGCCACGGGTGTACAGGTCAAGGTCTCTCGTACTCTCATCGTCCCATGTCAACTCCACCATGATCACTACGGGTGGGTCAACCACCCCTGTCTTAGCGATAGGGTTTATCAACAGGAAAGCGATAACAAACAGAGAAGTAAAACCTACAAGCAAGTTGAACAACATATCGGTGAAGCCTAGGTTACTTGAGTACTTTCTCATATCAACCCTCCAAGATGACTAGCTGTAGCTTTAACCAGAGTGACGATAGGAGCCCCACAAGGGACGTTACAAGAGCAGTAGACATACCTGAGGCAAGAACCCCGATAGCCTCTGTCATACTCTCTGTGGACGATGTGTCGATCTCTGTGAACGCAGAGCCTAGTACAAGGAGGAACCCGAACAGAGTACCCACCATACCTAGACTAAGCACAGCATCAGACAGGAACCAGGACATATTGTTGTCTTGTCCGACCATCTTCTTAGCACGTAGTCCCATCACTGATGATGAGATAATAGCTATACCTAGGATAATGAATGTCAACATTGTGCTGTCTGCTTCATATAACACATTACCTAGATTAAACCAGTACTGACACCCTATAAGGCCCAAGATACCGGCATTAAACACGAAGTACCATTCCCAAGTTCTCATCTTATAGTCCTTTCCGTAGGAGGTGTAACCTCATTGAACCTGCAATACGGGTAGCAGCCCAGTTAGCTGGGAGATCCCTCGGTTCTGTAAAGTCGTTATCTTTCATCTCAAAGAGTTTTAAGTCTTGTGTGGTAAGTAGTAGGAACGTACCAGAGTCTGTGTACCGGGAAACCATGTACGGTATCTGAAGCGTGTAACCCATGTTGAAGAAGTAACCAGCTGTCAAGGTACCCATATACTGACCTCCTTTTAAGCCATCAGAGAAGGTACCTAGGGCATTGTTAGCCCATGCCACATGGAACCCAAGGAGGCCCTCTGAGACCTTCTCTTTACCAGCTATAAAGGCCACAGCACAAGCGCTTAGACAGACCTCCCCTCGACGGACAACAGTTGTAAGACCGAGGTCCTTTATTGTGTACCCAAGTTCGTAGCCTTCAACAGCCATACCGCCGTTAGAGGACAGGACTAAAACCCTAATGCCTGTCTCCTCTACCTTAGCTCGTACCTTTGCTGAATCACCTTGGAGGATGTCCCCTGACAGATGGATGGCGTTTGATGTGGATGTGACGATGGCTGCGTGGGCGGAGCCTATACCCAATGTAAGGGCTGTTAGAACTCCTGCTAAACCTCGGATCATTTGTATATCTCCTTTAGTGTCTCATTGGCCCATGTGAGGTACTGCTCTGCTTTCGCCATGTCCTCGGTAGGGTTGCCTTTGTAGAAGGCACGGTGGTTGTACTTCATAACATTACCACGGCAGTAGGCTACGAAGCCCTCCTTACCTAGTACTTGTTTGATGTACTCAATACACTCCACACCGTCTGAGTGGTTGTAGTGGAATGGTTTGCCTACGGCGTTGTATTCGTCTTTCATTAGATTCCCTCATTGTAGAACACTCGCGTCCACTGTGCACAGATGTCTGAGCGTACGATGTCGTCAAGTGTAAACTCAACGATAGGTACTGGAAGCATGTGTTTTTTAGCTAAGTGTGTTATTTTAGTCAAACCATCGCCATCCTTCAGGTCAGTCTGTTGGATGTCACCGTTAAGAACAATAGTGGAGCCCTCTCCAACCCGTGTCAAGAGCATTTTAAGCTCGTGGGTGGTGATGTTCTGGGCTTCGTCACAGATGATGAAGGCGTTATCGAAGGATCGGCCTCGCATAAGAGCTAGAGGAGCAGTCTCGATGTTACCGTTCTTGATACCCGTCTCTACAGCACCCTTCCCAAGATGTTTGGTTAGGACGTCCAAGACAGGCAAGGCCCAAGGTGCTACCTTCTCTTCAAGATCCCCTGGTAGGATGCCAATATCTTTACCTACTGAGATCATCGGGCGTGTGATAATGATACGGTGGATGTCTTTAGTGGTGTAGAGGTCTGCAGCGATAGTCGTGGTTACATAAGTCTTACCTGTGCCAGCTGGCCCGAAGACGATAACCTGAGAGGACTCCTTTAGTGCTTTGATCAATTCCCCTTGGTTTTCAGTCTTAGGTACAATGCCAGATGTTTTCTTACTAGAAGCCCCCTTATAGGTGGTGTCGCGTGTGCGTGACTTCGGTTTAGGCTTTTGCTGTACCATAGTTTTCCTATCTGTTAATAAAAAGGGGAAGACCTTACGATCCTCCCCGTTAGTATACCATACTTGGTTATGTTATGTCAAGGTCAACTACACTCGCGTTGCCCTGTCACTGAGTCGAAGTAACAAGCTCCTCCCTCTTTCTCGTCAACAAAGTCACTGTTAGTTTCTTCTACCTTTTCCTCTACTACATCCTCAGAGGAGGAGGCGTTAAGGATGCCGTAGCGCTTACCTGAGGCACGGAAGGTAGTACAACCCGAGGCACCCCCATCGTACGCAGCCATATACACAGCCTTGAACTCGTCCCATGAGACATCGTCACCTACGTTACAGGTCTTGGAACAAGCACTGTCTACGTAGCGTGAGGCTAGGTTAAGGACCTCTACGTGGGCCAACACTGGGAGGTCATCAGCCTTACACCCTTTGACACCGAACGTACGGTAGCCGTAGTCGTCTACACGCTCTACCCGTGGCCCATCGAACGTCTGGATAGTGCGGTCGAAGCCGTAGGAGAACACTGGTTCAATACCAGAGGAGACGTTGTCAGCTGAGAGGCTGATAGTCCCCGTAGGTGCTACACTCAGTAGGTGGGAGTTGCGGATACCATAACGACTAATCATGTCGCGGATATCAGTCGGCAACGTCTTTGCGAACTCACTGTCAAGGAACTCCTCTCGATAGAGAGGGAAGGGACCCTTCTCCGCTGCAAGAGACACGGAGGCGGTGTAAGTTGTATCCCGGATAAGCTTCATGATCTTCTCAAGAGTAAGAAGGAACATAGGAGAGCCATACCCGTGACCCATAGCCTCAATAGCGTTAGCTACCCCTGTGACCCCGAGACCCATACGGCGTTTAGACTTAGCCTCTAGCTCCTGTGAAGGGAGTGGGTACACTGCACGGTCAACCACGTTATCCATAGCACGTACAACGTGTGGGACGTCGTGTTTAAGGCCCTCGTAGTCAAACCCGTAACCGTCCTCGTCTTTGTACACGTAACGTGTGAGGTTAAAGCTGCCAAGAAGACAGGCACCGTTAGGTGGTAGCGGTTGCTCCCCACATGGGTTGGTAGCCGCAATGGTCTCACAATAGTGCAGGTTGTTCTTCTTATTGATACGATCAATGAAAAGGATACCGGGCTCAGCCCAATCCCATGTACACCGTAGGATATCGTCCCACAAAGCACGGGCATTGATAGTGTCGTAGACACGCCCCTCAAATACCAAGTCAAACGTACCATCATCTTTAACAGCCTGCATAAACTTGTCAGTAACACCCACTGATAGGTTAAACTGTGTGAAGTCTGTGGAGTTAGTCTTGGCGTGGATGAAGGAGGCGATGTCAGGGTGGTCCACCCGTAGTACACCCATCTGAGCACCCCTACGGTGGCCAGCTGAGCTGATTGTCTTACATACTGCGTCAAAGATACCCATGAAGCTCAGAGGGCCGCTAGAGCGGCTGTCCAGGCCTTTGATGAGGGCACCTGATGGGCGTAGAGTAGAGAAGTCGTAACCGATACCACCGCCAAGCTGCATAGTCTTAGCAGCCTCCTGGGCGGCAAGCATGATACCCTCCATGCTGTCAGGGATTGTCATCGAAACAAAGCAGTTGTAAGGGGTCACACGCCGTGGCGCACCCATAGCTGACTGTACACGGCCTGCTGGCATGAAGCGCATGTCGTACAGGATGTCACGGAAGTTATTGAAGTGCTCTTCGTCGTCCTTAAGAGAGTTAGCTACCCGTGTCATAGCCGCCCGAAAGCTCTCACCCTTGGAGCGGTACTTCATTGCATGGATTTCTTCAGACAGACCTACTGTCGGGCCTACTGGTCGGTCTGATTCTGAGTTCTTGATCATAAGCTATCCTTTAGTGTTTGTTCAATTAGTTGCATTACGTATAACAGGCTGTTGTTCTCTCTACTTTCCACGTTCCTGTAGGTCCTCCTCAAGCCAGACTAGGCGGTCTATGTCACCTCTTGTTAAGCCAATATCCCTTAGCTCTCTATTGCTCAGTCTATTGAGCGTTTTAATAGCGTCCCGATGGGCTCGCCATGTTTTTAAGTAGTTTAAGTATCGTTTAAATAAGCTCATCGGTTATCCCCACTGCCACCTAAGACACCACGTCTCTGGCGGTCATCTAGTTTATCTACGTTTAATTCAATGACCTCTTCAAGGCTACTCTCGAAGTAGTTAGCTAAGGCAGTGGCGTAGAACACTACATCCCCTAGCTCCTTGGCGATGTCTTCATTAGAGAAACGATTGGAGTCTCTAATGAGTTTCTTTATCTTCTCAGCCACCTCCCCTGCTTCTCCGACAAGGCCTAGTGTGTTCTCCACTAGTCTGTCCTTACCCTCAGTCATAATCTTATTCTCAACCCAGTACGAGTACTCGATACTATTCATTGGTCAACCTCCTCTGCCAAAACCTGTGTGACGGAGAGGTCATCTAGGTCATACAAGGCGTTTCTAATCTGCTCAGACAAAGTAGCCTGTCGTTCAGCTACATCCTCCGTTAAGTAGAAGTAATCCTCGTCTACCTTAACCTTCATTGTTACTACATATTCCATAAGTCGAACTCCCAGTTATAACACAATGCTACGTTCTCGTCAAGATAAAAGGGATGACTATTTGTCACCCCTGATACGATCATGTATGTCCTCATCCATACTCCCGTCTAAGTGTATCAAGTGATACCCATTGAGGCTCATAACAACCATTGGATATATTTCTTTTGATGAGAACTCCTTTCCACCACTCCTTATTAGCTTGCCCAGCCCAAGCTTCTGGAGCGCCTTTATAGCAGCCGACCACCGCCCCAATTGCACCATGAGAACCAACGTCGTCCTTAAAATACATATCGCGCTTATGGCTGTGACCAACGCTGCAAGAGCGATACCGCTTTTGGATGAGAGCGTAAGCGTGATGTACACCACTAATGGCACGGCCAAAGTTACCAGCGCCCACGTAATGAGCGTAGTCAACGCCATCGTAATTATGAATGGCGGGGGCACCATCAACGTACTCATGGTACTCGTCGAACCACTTCTTAGTGTTGAGGTGCGAGAACGAGATTCCATACTTGTCTCCTTCAAGTCTTGGGTCATATGAGATTGCTGTTTTGATACGGTGCTCGTGGTTACCCTCGAACCCGTAGAAAGCTGGACGTTTACGGCGTTGCTTCTTAAAGCGGTAGCGGAGCAAGTCCTGTGCTTCGTTGTATGACTCGATGTCACGTCCGTAGTTCTGTGATACCACCGCCTCTGGTTTACGTGTGTCATATGAGTTAAGAGACTTCATATCAGCACCGTCACCCAGGTCCACTACGTAGTCAGGTTTAATGTCGTAGATGAGGCCACCTAACCAGTCAAGCCGCTCATTGTTTGTTTCAGGTGTGGCATGGCCGCAACTAAACACGATAGCTGTTTTACCTGTTGTCATTCTTTATTCTCCTCTGTGATCCACTCCTCTGGAATGGTCTTATCTGAGTAGAGGAACCCTTCCTTCTCACACCAGTCGGCGTAAGAGCTCTTGGCCCCTTTGTAGAGTTTAGCCCGTGAATTACTAAACACGAACCGTATGTCAAGGTCAGGGTATTGTTTCTTGATCTCCTTATGTTTCCGTCGATCAGCTGAAACAAACCTACCCTTGGTCTCAATTATGATACCATTCTCAAGTATAAAGTCAGGTGTGTAGCTTCTCATCTTACTGTCAAGCCACTTGATCTTCATAGTCTCATACTCGAAAGGAACCTCCCGTTCTGTGAGGTTAATACTAAGTGCTTCTTCTAGTCCTGAACGGTACCCAGCTTGTATAGCCCTACGGCGTGTGCTGCTCTTCTTCACGTCCAGTCCTCCACCTCTTTGACTTGTAGAGGTTTCTTGATCTTAGTCAGGTAGGTGGGTCCGTGGCTGTAAGCAAACATCTTAAGCCCAGGCCAGCAAGCTTTCTTGAACTCGCAATAGCTGCACTCCATACCCAACTTCATATTAGGTGATGTCTTGCTCTGGGGGACGTCCTCGAACCCACGCTCAGGTGGTGTCTTGGTTTTGACCATCTCTTTGATACGAGTGATCTCTTCCTCCTTGGTCTTCATCTCCTCAGTGAAGTCATACATATCCAAACAGATGTGTCCGTTAACCTTGTCGATAACCAAGAATGCACCATGTGTCTTATTTGTCACGAGTGGGTCATCTTTAGCTGCGTAGACGTAGGAGGATAGTTGAGAGATATAGCCGAATGGGTCTTGCTCTCTAAGGTTACCTTCTTGGAACTTTTTAAAGGAATAAGGTGATGCTGACTTAACATCAACTGTCATACCGTCAATCACGCAGTCACGGCTACCTTTGATACCGTGGGCTTCCATGCGGTCCTGTTGACCTGCCACAGTATGTCCTGCTTGCTGTACAATACTTAAAGCAAGCTCTTCGATCATGTCTCCATAGAAGAACTTGAGCAGGGCGTTAGCTCGTAGTGGGATAGCGTTGTCTGTCTGGTTGATCTTATACCAAAGCTTACGGTCACAGGGGGTACCAAGAGACGACATGGATAGGTAGCCACGGGGTTCCTGTGGTTTATCGAATCGGCTCTTAGCTAACTGGGCTATACGCGTACCCATGTCTTGACCGACCAAGTAGTCCCATCCTTTGAGGCCGTAGATTACTTCCTCCATATCTGTCACTAGTGTTGAAATGTCTTTAGTCATTGGTTTCTCCTCGTATTAGGTGAAGAAAGGGGCCGTAGCCCCTCTCCTTTGTTACTTAAAATGGGATATCACCAGGAGACTCTTTAGAAGCTGGTGCAGCCTTTGGTGTTGGTGCTGCACTGCTTTGTGTGGTGTAGTTTCGAGGTTTGATTGAAGGGCCAGAACCACCTCCGCCTTCGAACTCAACGTGGTCAACAACCTGAACACCACTTAGTCGGCAACCTTTACCCATCTTCGTATCGTATACGTCGAGGAACACAACACCTACCGAGCCGTTACCGATAAGACCGTCTGTCTCCATATCCCACTCCTCTCCAGCTGGGGTGAAGACCTGAGGGGCACCTGCTGCCCAGTCACGTCCAAACTTGTCCTTCCAAGGACGCTTGAATGTAACACGGATACCCTTGCCGTCTGGGTCTGCTTTACCTTGTTTACGGACACCAGCGTCCTTCATTGACTTGAACACGTCATCGTCCATCAGAAGCGTGACTGTTGTAGCCCCGTCTGTCTCGACGTCATACTCCCCGTTGTCGCGGTTGGATTCGAAGAGTTTAGCCCACTCTAGCGTTCCTGTAAGTTCGATTGTCTTAGTAGCCATGTGTATCTCCTATAGCTCTGTTTATTGTTCGTGAATTATAGCATAACGGTATTTCGGTGTCAACCTTTAATGGGTATCATACCACGTTCTACCGATGTCATATGAACCTGGAGTTGGGATGCGGAAGCCAAGCTCCTCTCCTGTCTCCGTCATAGTAGTTGCGATGAGGTTGCCTAGGTGCTCAGCCTCCTCTCGTGTACCGATGACCTCCACTTGATACTCGTCGTGTACAAATGCGACCATCTTAAAGTTAATGCCTTCTTTACGGGCTTTCTCGTGGAAGTTAAGCAGTGTGTGTTTCATAAGCACTGACTCCCCTGATTGCAGTAAACCTGCAAGAACCTTGTACTCGCTGGGTACCTTGACCTTGCGACCGTCATACCCTTTGAAGTAGCCTTGCTCCCCGATATGCGGTATTAGTTTCTTCTTGAGAGGAAGGAGACCATCAATACTTTGCTCGAAGCGTGTACGGGCAGCCTGTGCTTCCTTCTGATTGACACCTAGGATACTGGCTGTCTTAGCGACACCTGCTCCTAGTAGCCATGCGTAGATGAACGTCTTAGCCATGTCCCGTGTACCGTTGGGGACGTCAAGGGCTTTCTTGTTCATGTTGTGGATGTCAGTCTCGTCCTCCTTCTTACCCTCCATGATAGCCTTGGCATACATGTCAGCGTCAAAGTAACGCCACAGGTAATCAGCTAGTACACGAAGTTGGATACCGTCAGCATCACAGCCAACAAGGAACGAACCCTCAGGGGTACCCCAGCAGCTGCGTATGTGGCCATCGTACTTAGCCTTGACCTCTTCTACAGCTGTCTTTGGTGTGCCGTGGAATACTGAAGAGATGTTAGCTGTGTTAGGGTTGTTGTGTGCACAACGCCCTGTCCAAGCCCCGATGTTGTTGATAGTGCCGTGTATCCTTCCGTCCTCACAGACCTGCCCTAGCCACTCAGCAAGTGAGCTCCTACGTCCCTCTAGTGTAAGCCACTGTGCTAGCCCTTTAGCGCCCTCAGGGGCGTCCTCAGGGAGTGTCAGTAGGTTCTCTTCTGACACCGTGTAGCCGTACCGCTCTAGGTCAGCTTTCTTCTCATCATAAAACTTCTGGTCCATCTTGGGTATCTTCTTACCGTAAGGGTCACCGACCTTTAGGCGGAGGAACTTAATATGGGTAGCTGTCTTATCGAAAGGTTTCCAACCAGCATCCCAGAGTGCATCAGCACGTACACGAGACGACCCAGGATTGAATGGTATGAAGTTGAAACACTGGAGCTCGTCCCCGACCCTGTTAGTCAGGTCGTACTTCTCTTTGGCCTGTAGGACGTTAGAGTACAGTGTACCGTCTTGCTTCTCCCTGTACTTGATACTGTTCACTTGAAGTAGTTTAGGTGGGAAGTCTATTTGAAACTGATCCTCTAGTTTATCCATCTCCTCTGTTACTTTCTCAAGCAGGTGACGTGCAAGCTCCTCATTAAAGTGGAAGCCGTGGTACTTAGTGCGGACTAGTTCGATCTGCAGGTCATGTTCTGCTCTCAGTGAACGGGACCAGTCCTTGTCGTAGATTACATCACTGAAGTGGTTGAACAAAGCTTCTGTAGTGTCTAGGTCTCCTTCCCAGTAGTCGATCATGTCTTGGTTGAAGTTAGCGAAGTCAGTGTAGTCTCCTTTGTGAACACCTAGTCGGATACCCCAGCTCTTCAATGAGTGTGGGCCCTTACCTCCTTGTGGGGTCATTATATCGTAGTCTACAGTACGTGAGACTATCAATGTGTCTAGCACCTTTCGGGGGTCTAGGGGTTTGTCTAACCACTTGTTGAGGATAGGTAAGTCATATTGGATGAAGTTATGGCCAACCATCTTGTCTAGTGAATGATGCCACTCAGTAGCGGCCTTACGTGCAACCTCGTCCTCGTGGATGTTTTCAAAACGGAAGACCTCACCTGTGTCTGCCATCTTACCACCTACCAGCCAAATCTTATCGGGGCGGTCAATAGCGTTAGTCTCGATATCACAGAATGCGATCCTTGGCATGTTTTCTCCTCTCTAGTGGTCCATCATTAGGAACAGTTCAATCTCATCTTGGAGTCTCTCTGCTCGATGAAGGTCACCTTGTGCTATAGCTTCTGCAAGCTCAACTTCTGTCTGAAGCATCTGTTTGTTGAGCTCACGTACAACGTCTTCATTCA